CAATCAGGGATAGGCTTGTCCAGACGTCGCACGGAAATCCGTCGAATAGTCTGGTTGAGCACTGTTGGTCACTGTCTAACTCCTGCGGGGAGTTTATCGACCCGAACGATATCGGTCGGTTCAAGAAACTCACTTTTGGCGAGAACGCCGTCACTGGCGGGGAGGACATCAACGTGGGCACCAGGATAGGTAATTACCTGGCCCACTGCGTGAACCTCTTTGACAAGTCTCTCACTGATTCCAACAAGGGGAGAACCACTATGCTCGAATCTTATGCCGAAAAGATACGTGAGTACTACAAGACATCTGACTTGTACTACTCGAAACCGATCGACAATATACTGTTGACCGGGATCATCTACGACTTCATGGTCCATTACAACGTTTCATTGTCTACATACAAGTCAGATGTTGATAACTTCAACATATTTCTAAATTCCTACGCTCCTCTAGTGGCAGAGTTGTGGGAGATAGACTGGGTGTCACCGCCTCAAGATGCTAGACTGATGTTTGAATTCACAGCGCAGGATCTGCACGTGTCGTTACCTTACTACAACGTAAATGATGCTAAAGTAATAATAGGGAACACCCTTCGTTTCGTGGAGTCGGTAGTGCAAAAGGGGCCTTTGTCGGGTCTTAAAGAGCAGATAACCGCTATCATCTGTAGGGACAACCCATCTTTTGCAGAAAGCGACCTCTGGGCCGCCTTCCACTGTTACTATGGGATTTACCGCACGGGGCAGACTAGGGTCGTGCCCAGACCGATGTTCTTTACTACACCGTTTCAACTTGGTGGGCGTAAAGTCGACATGACTGGTGTGGAAGAGTTTTTCAGTAAGCTACAGAAGGACGAGCGTAGCATTAATGTCAGAAGACAATTTTGCGGCTCCCTTGCTGGAGAGGCGTTTGCGTTGTTCAGAAACAACGGCATTATGCTTCCGAGGATTTCCACACTCAATATTCCAGCGCGGTTGGGCTACCTAAACGTAGATTATTACAAACATGTACCTGCTGCGGACCTCAATCAAGAAGAGAGGATCGTTTTAGCTAACGTCAACAAAAATGTGGATCAACTGTGCGTCGACAAGAGCCTTTCAACGATAAAACCGTTCAAGGGTTCGAGGGACGTTAATCCGAGGGATAAAAACTTGGGGAACGCGCTGCGCAGTCGCCCGACAAACGTTTTGTCACCAGTTAGAAAACTGACCAGCGAACTGTGGCATGGCGTCGGACGCCCTAGCAGTTCCAAAGAACGACTTAAGTAACTACCTTCCAGGTTTGGACCTATCTAAAGTGGTATCAACTCAGGAGTATTTATTTACTAAAACTGAGTTGAACGACATTCTCGGATCCCTAAAAACTAGGCTAACTGCTGAGTTAAAAATAGTGGATACCGATTTTGCGATACACGTAGCTATGATACTCTACAGGGCTTTCTTCGTGACTACCAGCCCGAAGGCGAAGCATAATGGTCAAATAGAGTACGAGGTGGGTACAGGAGGTGCCACCACTAAGTATGTCCTGAAAGATGAATTCATCTTTCCGGCTATCAACGATGCTGGGAAAAAATATAACAAACCGAACACAATTAGGGCGTTCTGCTCTAGCCTTCAGGATTGTTACTTGGCCATGGCTAGATCCCGAGCCGATAAGTTCGAGTGCAAAAGAGCCACCCGTAACGGAGCGCCCGCGGGCTACGCCTACCTGACGGCAGACTTTCTAACGGGTGAGTCCAGCCTCCTCAATAACCAGGAAAAAGCTATAATGAACAGGTCAGCTGAGTACGCTTTAACTAAGCCGTCTGGCGGCAGTAGCGACGGAGAATTAGTTTCTCTGTACGACTACGGTAAATACCGTTAGTTGCAGCGACCACCTTCCGGGTCTGGACTCACTCACAGTGGTCTTCACCCGGGAGCCGGATCACGAGCGTTTCATCTCTCCGGCCTTAATAAGAGCTGGGAAGAATCACAACGAAACCAACAAGATTAGAGTGTTTCACCCTAATCTTCTGGACCGCATCCTGGCCATGGTCTGTGTAAGACTACGGTAGGTATTCTTAGATTAACAGCTAATCTATGCCGCGAGCTCAGCTGGTTGGCAAGTTAATAATCTTCTCCAAGGTGTCGCCGCTCCAACAGCGCTCTCACTTTCGTTTAAGTTCGCTAGCATGGCGACAGGGGGAGCAGTCCTCACTCTCGAAAGTGTGAGCGTGTCAGCGGAAGGGATACCCAACAGCGTCGAGAAGACCGCGGCTGACAACATCGTTAAGAAGTACGTAATGGACAACTGCAGTGTCACGGACCCTCAGTGGAACATAGTGAAAGGTTTGATACTGCATGCATTCGCCGTGCGGTCGACATCAAAAAAGGTGACGAAGACTAGCGATGACTGGATTAAAGCAAAAATAGGAACCTCCGACATCACGATTGGTGACGCTGGAATCATCTCGGCACTTAACTCAGCTACCAGCTTGGCGCGGTTCGAAAACAAAGTGCGTGCCTGGGCTAGGTCGAACGCAAAGTTCTACGTAGATTTTTACAAGCAAAACGCCGGCAAGCTTGCGCTTAACAGGGGCATAAAAGGGGGCCTTCAGTCGAGTCACGCCGTGGTGTCTGCCGACTTTCTCACAAGCGGCGAAGGTCTCAGTTTGGAGGAACAAGCGGCATTAGCACACTATCGCCTCCACCTGCTTGACTCCGGGTCAGGGTCTAACTCGAACAACCCAGTTAACTTGTTTCAACTGGGAAGCGGTAAATGAGTGACACCCGCCTAGTTAGCGTGGAGTGCCATGGTCCCTACCAGTCCTACATTTATGTGAACGCAGTTGAAAATTCCTTTTTCGTCCGCGAATTCGACCAGAGTCCTAACATAGTCATGGTTTTCGATGACGGATATGTCATTTTGGAGAAAGGTCTATTCATATTCACCGACAGGTGCGAAGAAGGAATTACGAGCTGGTTCTCCACACGGGAGCCGATTCAAGTGCGACACGTTAGCTTTCTACCAGGGAGAGTCGAAGATGGTAAACCCGTCGTAAAATTTATCAACAAGTTTAAGACTTTGACTATCTCCAACAGCTTGGGTATAGAAATGACTTTCGTCGGAGACTCAGACGTTTTTGTTTGTGGAAAAGTGAAGGGAACCATCTTTTCGTGCCTGCGTCAACTATTTTCTAACCAGACAAGCGCATCAGAACTCGTCTACTACTATGAAGATTGTTCTACAATGCCGACTACGTTGAGTACGCCGCGGAAGCAGCAGCAGCCTCTGACGCGGTTAAGAACACCTCGTCCGACGAAGGAGGTCTTGTGCTAGCAATCCACGAGTTCAACCGTATTCTGGTTAAACTGAGTGGTTTTCAGCAAGACACCAATTCCGATTCGGTGGACAAACTCACAGCTGACGTGGCCTTTAAAGAGCTACGCCTCGCGAGGGTTAAAGAAGAATTAGCCGCCATGAAAAGTTTGATTGCCGACAGATTGTCGGTACGCTTAGACCCTCTCCACCGCCACGAACAATTCGCTGGGTTGGAGACACTAAGGTTTATGACCTGGGCTTTCGCTCAAAGCAAACCGATGGACATCAACGAAATCGGTGCGACCAACGTGTCTGACGTGTGTAGGTCAGCTGTGATATACCTGACCAGAAAATGGTCTTTCGAGATCAAGTTGAGCATGTTCAAATGCTGCAGCACAGTGGGGATACGGAGGCCCTTATCCCAAGTCGTTAAGGAGCTTTACGCCATGGAGATGGCGGTGTTTCTAGCGTCATGCTACCCGGGCTACTCGGCTCAGATGGCGTTGGCGACGGAAGAACTCACTAACAGGCTGAACATAGGAGAACAGGGTGGGGATAGCGAGTCGTGAGTAACGACTAGTGTTATCGATACGCCGGTCTCAATACGTAAATAAATAAACGAATAAATAAAATAAATAAATGAAACTTTGGGGCCCACTTTAGCTCCAACTTAACTTAACCTAAAGCAGAG